CGTCGATTCCATCAAGGTCATGCAGCCGCTCGACGATTTGCGGCCCGGCTTCCGCGCCCTCGTCCACGAGTACGGCGCCGTGATTGTGCTCAAGATGATCGCGGAAGGCTACGACAGGCCAGAGGACCTGCGCCCAGTGCTTGAGACATGGCGCGAGCGCCGCCAGGAGATCGTGGGAACGCCTGCATATCTAAGGATCAACGCATGATAAAATGTCCGTATGGAAGATGCACCATGGTCAACCTTTGCAAAGGAGAACATTGTGTAAGAATGGCATTGGAGCTTGACGGCTGGGTCAGAGATAAGGATGGCCGGCTCGTAAAAACGCCAATTGCCCGGCAGGGCGAAGCAGGATAAAACAATGGGGCGATGGGGTGCGTGCGGCGCCCCCATCGCCCCTGACCACATCGAGTGGAACGAGCACCCGACATGACTGAGGCAGAAGATAGACATATTGTCACACGGGCACAAGCCAAGCGGCTCGGGCTCAAACGCTACTTCACAGGGAAGCCGTGCAAGCATGGGCATGTGGAGGAGAGAAGCGCGCCAGATGGTCAATGCATGGAATGCGCTCGGCTCAAAAGGGCTGAATGGCGAGAGGCTAATCGAGAATTGGCGCGCGCAAAGCATCGCGATTGGAAGGCGCGCAATCCAGAGAAGGCCAAAGCGGCTACACTGGCATGGCGGGCCAAGACGCCAGACAAGCAAAAACAATACAAGCATGAGCAATATGTTCGTCATCGTGAAGCTCGGCTTGCTCAGCAAAAAGAATATCACATCAAGAATAAGGAACATCGGGTTCAACGCATAACAGAATGGCAGAAGGCAAATCCAGACAAGGTAAAGCGAAACAAACGGCTATGGGTTGAGCGTAACCCGGATAAAGTAAGGTTGAACGGAAGCATCCAAGCGGCTCGGCGAAGAAATGCAGAAGGACGGTTTACGCAGGATGATATCGATCGGATATTCGATGCACAGAAAGGTCGATGCGCGTATTGCCCAACTTCATTGGCGGATGGTTATGATATCGATCATATTGTTGCGCTGAAAAACGGGGGAACGAACTGGCCTTCAAATCTTCAATTGTGTTGCGACAGTTGCAATTCGAGGAAGAGTGACAAAGACCCGATGGACTTCGCCCGAACATTAGGGCGACTGTTATGAGAAGCCGTGCACAATGCCAGAAAATGTTCATTCAAATGATGGTACATTAGGGCGATCATGGTCTACGAATGCCCCAGATGATTTCTCGTTTGAAGGTGACGATGAAGGATTTTGGCCTGTATCTAGATTAAGACAACAACTGGTGGACTACCTAACTGCAAAAGTGCCTGAGTACGAAGAACAAAAACAGTCTCGTCATTACTACCATGGCGCGTGTTGGTCACCCGAGGAAATAGAAATCCTCCGCAAGCGCCGGCAGCCAATCATTACGTTTAACCGTATTGGCCGCAAGATCGACAGCATCGTCGGCATGGTGCAGCGGCTTCGGCAGGACCCGAAGGCATATCCGAAGAATCCGAGGAATGCGGACGGCGCCGAGATTGCGACGCAGGCTGTGCGCTCGGTTCTTGAGGGCAATGAGTGGCAGTTCCTTGATCCGTATTGCGCCGGCCAAGCGGGGATCGAGGGCATTGGCGGCGTCGAGTTGAAGCTGATTGAGGGCGACCATGAAGACCCGGATGTGGGCATGGATTTCGTCTACGGGGACGACTGGTTTTACGATCCTCGTTCCCGTAAGCCGGATTTTTCGGATTGCCGTTATCATGGGCTGGCGAAGTGGCTTGATGTTGAGGCCGCGATTGAGCTTTTCCCGGATCGTGAGGAAGAGCTCCGCACGCTCATGGTTGAGACGGGCTTTGACCTGACGACGCATGCCGACATTGAGTTCAAGTGGATATACGTCAATGAAAAACGATTAAGATTGGTCGAGCATTGGTATCGGCATAAGGGCAAATGGTACTGGGCCTTCTATTGCTCAATGATCCTGCTGGCGCAGGGCGTTTCGCCGTTCCTTGACGAGCGCAACAAGCCGATGTCCCGGTTCATCATGTTCTCGGCTGCGGTCGACCACGATGGGGATAGATACGGGTTTGTACGTAATTTGAAGGGTCCGCAGGACGAGCTCAATCAGCGGCGTTCGAAGGCGTTGTTCATGTCGAACGTGACGCGGTTGATTGCGCAGAAGGGCGCGGTCGACAGCGTCGAGACGGCGCGCCGGGAGTACGCGCGGCCTGACGGCTATGTTGAGTTCAATATGGGGTTCGATCCGCCGAAGCCTGACGACACTGCGGCTGATCTGGCGCAGCAGCTTGCGCTGATGCAGGACGCCCGGCAGGAGATCGACAGCTTCGTGAACATCAATCCGGCATTGATGGGCCAGGAGGTCGACACGCACTCGGGGGTGGCGATCAATCTTCTGCAGAAGGCCGGCATTGCCGAGCTGGGGACGTTTCTGCGCAACTATCGGGCCTGGAAGATCAGGGTTTACAAAGCCATCTGGAATATCGTTAAGCGGACATGGCAGGCCGAGCGGTGGATCAGGATCAGCGACAACCAGAATTTTGCGCAATTCCTGCAGGTCAACGGCATGGAGATGGACGAGTGGGGCCAGCCGATCATGATCAACTTCATCGGCAATCTCAACGTCGAGATCACGATGGACGAGGGCCCGGACGTTGAAAACTTGATGCAGGACACGTACAATTCGATCAAGGACGACCCGACCATCCCGTGGCAGATCAAGCTGGAATTCATGCCGTTGCCGAGCACATTCAAGAAGAATATCGAGCAGAAATTGGCGGCGGCTTCGCAGCAGCAGAAACCCGATCCGAAAATGCAGGCTGCGATGGTGCAGGCGCAGACGGCCCAGCAGAAGGGCCAGATTGACATCCAGAAGGCGCAGATTGACGCCCAGGCGGCCCAACAGAAGAGCCAAGCCGAGACTGCGGTGGCCCACATGGCGGCCCAGGCCGAGATCACCAATGCGCAGCAGGACGCGCTTGCCCGGCAGCAGGATGCCCAGCTACAGCGCGAGAAGGCGCAGGCCGAGCGCGAGCAGATCAGGATGGAAATGGCGCAGGCTGCGGCTGATCACGCCTACAAGATGCGTGAATTAGCGGCGCAGCATGAGACGCGGCAGGCCGAGCACGAGGCGCGTCGGCAGGCGATACGCAGCAAGCCGAGGCAACCACAAGCGGGGGCATAAGATATGGAAACGATTGACGAAATGGTTCTTCGCAAGGGACGAAGATATTGTGCGAAGATGCGCCCAAGGCCACCGGATATCATTTTGAACCCAGTTGCTGATGCCGAGCGCATCATGGGAGTGTGGGATTGTCAGGAAAAGCGCTTTGTCATGCGGTCATCCAAAACGGGCGAATGGGTTCCTGAAAAGTGGAACCCGGAACTTGATCGGTTTGAGCCAGACGAATCGGAGGCCAAAATATGATGCGACGATCCGGGATAGCGGTTGCCTTTGTTCTTCTGGCATGGGTTTCCGCGGCTCTGGCGCAGGTTCCTGTAACTCCGGTCCCGTCTGGGGTGTCGGGCACGCCGGCGATCTTGGGGGTAAACGCGACGGCTCAGCCGTTATTTGCCCGCGGCGAGGTCACGCGGTCATGCGCCATCATCAACCCATCGACTGCGGCCGATCAGAACATCGGGGCTTCGGAGGAAATATGGGTGGACTTCACGGGCGTGGCGGCTGTTGCTGCGTCCGGTGGGACATCCATTCCGATACCGGCCGGTCAGGCCATCGCTTGCCCTGGCCCGTTGACGACGTCGGTTAGCTGGATTGCGGCGACGGCTCCGCACCGGATCACGGCTTATCATTGGTAGGTGACATCACGTGCCCGATGATCGGTTTGATTTTCCGACGCCGCTGGCGCCTATCACTTCCGGGATGCGGACATCGGGAAGAAATGATAGGCTAATGGTTCGTTGGCGCCGCACGAAAGCGGCGTGAGGTTGCGAGACCTCCCCACATCTCGCCCGCTGGCTCCGAGCGATATCGAGCAATGCGCCGCCGGCATTAACGGGCGTCGTTTGCCTCACGATACGGGGCAGTCGTAGTCCCGACGATACCGGGAGCAGTGAGAGGTTGGGTTACATGGCAACAAAGCAAGCATCCGCTGATAAGGCGGAAGCATCGGAGCGCGAATACCAGTCCACGCTCAACGCGGCTGTCGCGGCGACTGAGGATGAAATCTTCACCGACGCGATGGGCGACGATGAGTTGGACAATGACGGCGACACATCGCTCGAAGACATGGGCGATGGCCTTGAAGGCGAAGTCGAAGCGGAGGGCGACGACGAGGCTGAAGAGGAAGCCGAGAGCGAGGACAAAGAGGCGGCCGAAGACGAGGAAGGCGAAGAAGCCGGAACCGAAGAGGCCGCGGGCGAGGATGAGGGCGAAGAGGGCGAGGAGCAACCGCGCGATCAGCGTGGCCAGCCCCGCGACCGCGAACCGGCAGTTCCTCCGTCCAGACTGCGACAAGAACGTCAACGGGCGACCGAGGCCGAACAGCGCGTGCAAGCGCTGGAACGCCAGATTGCCGAATACAACGGTCGGGTCGCTGAACTCTCTGCTCGTGTCAATGCACCACCGCCGCGTCAAGCGGAGGCGCCGCCACCGCCCAAGCCCGACATGTTCGCGGAACCCGATAAGTATGAGCAATGGGTTCTCGAGCAGGCCGAGCGCAGGGCGTCATCTAGAATCGAAGAGCGTTTTGCTGCGTTCCAGCAAGTGCAGCAGCAACGGGAAATGCAGCGGGTGGATCAGAACCTGTCCGCGGCGGCCCAAGGCGAACGCGCCTTCGAGTTCCAGGCGGCGTACAATGCTCTGACGAGGCTTGATCCTCGCGATCCGCGGAACCAATCGTTGGTGCAGGGCATCTACACCGCGCCCGACCCGTCCAAAGCGATGTTCGATTGGTGGGATCGCAACGGTGGTGAAGAGTATCGCGCTCAGGTTTACGAACAACTCGCCCCTCGGGTCGAACAGCGGCAGCAATCGCGCGCTCCGCAGAACGGCAACGGGCGAATGCAACCACGCCATGAAATCAGGCCAGCACAGCGTCTACCATCCCTTAACAGCGCCACGGGCTCGAATGTCCAGCGCAACGCAGACCCAGAAATGCAAGACGGTTCCGAGCGGAGCATCTTCGACTTTGGGACACGTCGCTAGAAGGCTGATGCTTTCCGACTGCCGATAAAGATTGCGATCAGCCATGACCCCAAAGGAGTTGGGACATGGCTCTTACCACTGTTGCAGTAAACAACAAACTCATCGTCTTCCGAAAGGAAGTGACACGGGAATACATTCGTCAGAACCTCTTCAGTCCCTACATCGGGACTGAAATGACTGCCATCATCCGGGTCATCAATGACCTCAAGAATGGCGGCGAACAGATCAACATCCCGCTCATTGCTCGCCTCAAGGCACAGGCGATCTCGACCGGGACTCTGGTCGGCAACGAGGAGGCGATCGACAACTACGGCGACCGGGCCTGGATCGACTGGGCGCGTAACGCCGTCAAGATTCCGAAGTCCGAAGAGCAGAAGAGCTCGATTGACCTGTTCGGCCAGGCGAGGCCGTTGCTGGAAGATTGGGGCAAGGAGCTTCAGCGCGACGAGATTATCGACGCGTTTTATGCGGTTCCGGTGGCCACCACCGCTCCGGTCGGGCTTGGAAGCAATTTCGGACAGCGTGTCAATGGCGCTCTGTTCGATGCTGCCACGGCGGGCCAGCGCAACACCTGGATTGTGGATAATGCGGATCGTGTTCTCATTGGCGGATCGACCGGCAACATCTCGACGGTATTTGCCACCGCTATGGGCAATATCACGTCTGGCATGACGCTTTCGGCCGCGGCTTTGCTCAAGATGAAGCGGCTAGCCAAGAAAGCCAATCCCCGCATTCGGCCCTATAAGCTGAAGAACGGCCGGGAATACTTCGTGGTGTTTGCGGGGCCTAACTGCTTCCGCGACCTACAGTCTGACACCACTATCATCAACGCCAATACGCAGGCTCGTCCCCGTGAGGGCGATGGGCTCGATAAGAACCCGTTGTTCCAGGATGGCGATCTGCTCTACAACGGCATCATCATCCGGGAAATCCCCG